TCCACACCAGTCCCCCCGGGCTTGTTAACCCTGCCACGGGTGTCTATTTTCTCTTTTTAGGGAGATGACCAGGTCGACTAGACCTTCGTTGTCCCCTTGAAGCGGAAACCACCTTCGGCGAGGTAGCCAAAAGGGCCTCCTCACGTAAACTTAGTTCCCCTACGGCCGACCCAAGCTGGGTCGTCCGCAGGAAATCTGGAGCCAGTGGTACGTAGCGCATGACCTCGTCATACGCAGTCATTGACCGGGTCCAGCTCCTGAGCAGGTCAACCGCTCTAGGTGAGCGATCGGGCTCCAAATCTTTCAGAGTTTTAAATTCTGGAAGAAGAGGAATCTGCCCAATCTTCTCAAATAGAAGGTCGACCAAACGCCAAGGATCGAAATCCGGTTTGGTGATTTCCTCCTCGTCCTTTAGGACGTGGAGGACGTAATCACAAAACTCCAGAGGATCTAACCGTGATTCGAGGTCAGCTAGGCTAGGCTTGAGTGGATGTTCCTCCCCAACAGGGAGTCCCATTTCCTCAGCCTCAATAAGCTGCAGACGGAGACTGTCGCGTGCTCTCTGGAGGTCGCTTCTTTCTGCTGCTTCCTGAAGAACCTGCGAAGCAGGAACTTTTTGGACAGCAGCGAGAGCTTGGAGATCACTCTCCAACTCTCGTGTCGCAGAAACCACCTCCTCCGTCGTCCCCTTTCCTCCTAATCTCTTTCGACGGCGATTTCTCCCACCCGGTCTCTCAGGTGCTACCTGAGGACCAGCAAGAGTTTCGCCGCCGAAGGTCACAGACACAATGGTCCCGCCGCCAGCCTGGCGGTGAGATTTCATTAAATCTGTGATGAGATCAGGATATACTTTCTTCCAGAGGGAAGCAAAGGAATCCCATATGACAAGCCAGATGGCTCGATCATGTAGGCCCATTACTTCCATGCTGAAAGGAGGGGCAGACTGCCCCCCCGCTCCGCATTTCTGGTAAGAAAGGCCTCCTTTAGGGAGGTTAGGGGTGTACCTTTTCTTCTCAATTCGAGAAGCTCTGGGTAGGAGGCCAGTCTCGTCGAGACCAGCATCCCATACAGAGAATCTCTTATGAGAAGACTTAAGATTCTTGATCAAGTCTCTTAGTTTTGTAATAGCTCGACGAGCAGTTACAGTTGCTAAAAGCAGATCAAGTTCCTTAATGTAAGATACAATCTTACTGTCCAAGTGCCTCTCGTCTCCGGCTAACGCCTGAACCCTACCTTGCACTGCAAGTAGGAAAGGTATTGACCCGGACGCTTGGAATCCAAGTCGTTTTAACAAACGACCTGCGAGACCAAACGCACTGATGAGAGCAGCTTGGACCCTTGCCCCTAGTTTCCCTTGATTCCACTCTAACGTAGACTTGACGTAGTCACGTCGACGTAAGAGTAGTCTCAGGAAACGTGCTACAGTAGGTTTATCAGCGAGCCAACCTCTCCGAACGGCACGAAGTGCTAGCTCAAGACGCTGTGAAGTACTTTTTATTCCTATTTCCTCTTTCAATGATAGAGGAGATAGATTCGTTTTCCCTAAAAACTTCTGGGAAGCGAATGTAAATAGTTTTCCTTCAAGGGTCTTGGCAGGAGAAGTTGGAACCCCGAGACCTTTTGTAACTTCAAGGTAGGAAACAGCTACTCGTCCATCCCCGGTGACGTTGTCATCGCCGAGGACCCGGTAAGCAAAGAATGTTTCTGGTTCGATTCCGGCCTTCCAGGCTGAGAAGAGTTCCAGTGCATGATGCACCAGAGCCATGGACGCCCATGAGGACAAAGTCCCCATTGGCTGTCCACGTCCGTAACGGACAACGGACCCTCTCAACTTTGGTTGGACGATATCGTCGTCAGGCACTCTGAACCACCGGTCAGTGAGGAGACTTATCCATAAGTCTGTAGTATCTTTTCCCCAGACACCTTCAAAAAGTGCCTGGTAAAGCGTGATCGGAATGAGATCAGTTGCCGATTTCAAGTCAATCGACCAGTGGCGATCGCCACCGGAAGTAGACATGTATCGGACATATCCTTCGAGAGATTCCTCTTGTTGGAAAGTTGCATCTGTCGTTAGACAGGACAACACTGACATCATCCAATCATGCACCGGCTTCATTAGCCGTTGTGTCCAAAAGTCGACAATTGCGATTGTTCGCACTTTGCCTGCCGGTTCTCGCAGCAATGCGATAGCCGAGGTCTCGAAGTTTTCAAACTTAGAGACTGTTTCAGGATGTGTGACAAAAGCGTTTGCCTTCTCCAAGACACTAGAAAAGAGTTCTATCGTCTTTACGTCCCCTACGTGCTTAGCCCACTCGAGAGGCCAATTGACATGGGAGCGATCCCATGCAATGGCATCGAAGTGAGCACCCAAAAGGCCGACACGGCCATTTGGACCAGCGCGCATAGGAATATAAGGCGCCTCCCCTTTCTGTATCACTAGCTTAGGTGGAAAAAGTCCCTTTCGACCATCAGCCTTCGCATCGTTTCTGACCATCGGCCAGAAACGTTCATCACAGAACTTCCGGAATTCCTCTAGAAGTTCTTGATTCTGCAAAGGCAGACCTCCGGTCACTGACTGGAGGTCCTGTTGATCGTAAGGTCCTTCGAACACTTTATAACCGACGAGAATGGATTGCATCAGTCTGATGGCAACCACATCTCCGGCGGCTATACGTCTCCTTATTACTAAGGGGATGATTCTAGGGAGTCCAGATCGGGAAAGACCCACCGGTTCACCCAACAGGAAAGGATTATCATTCATCGTTCCGCCGACCCACTTGTCGAGAAAGAACAGCGTGTTCTTCATCTTCAAGATGAGGGCTTTTGGCCCTCGGGTCTTAAGAACAATGGTGAGGTCCTTTGCTAGGGTAGTGAGTGCATTGGCTAGCGACTTAGGTGGTTCCAGTGGTCCCCCTAAACGAAAGTTGAGGTCAAAGCCCCAACCTTCGATAAGGGACAACACCGCTTCAGGTGTTGGTGTAACCATGGCACCGCCTTTGCCATCCACGCTCTTCATCCATTTTCCAAGCCGACTGACATGCCAGCTAAGAAAGGAATGCCAAGGATGTTTTGCCTTGGTAGAACCATTTTCATCCGGAGCCCTCGCGAGAGGGTCCGGACTATACCAATCTCCAGAAGGAGGGAATAGACGTGGTATTACCCACCTCTTTTTCATCTCCTCTGTAGAATGGTCGGAGTTCCACCCTAGCAATAGGGGGGAATTTTGAGAAGGTTTGTCCTCATTAGAGGTATCGTTAGTTGTCTTGGACGCCGGTTTAGATCTCTTGGAAGTCCTTTCCGAGTCATCTGAATCGTCGTTCGATGAATCAGCGTCTGGGTGTGGCGCTACCGGCTCTTCGCCGGGTCGACACAATACGACTAGAGGGACATCTTGAGAAAGATGGACCCGGATCTGGAGTAAATACTCCTTTTCCGAGATATAGAGGATCTCCGTCGGATCTATGGGATCTATGATCGCATATTTCCCTGCATTGACCTTTGCGAAATCCACCTCGGGGTAAGATGGATGCTCAGGACGCTGCAGTACCGCCGCAGATGTGTGAAACGTTCGATGAATGTTGAGCATGTTTGTAAATTGAAGTGCCACTCCTTTCCTCCACCCGGAGGTGGGAAGGCAGGCTAGCCACGGAACCTAGCGTGACGCTGTTGCGCTTCGTTTCTGGCTTACCTAGCAAAGGGACTAGGGTATCCTTCCCGGAACGCTCCAGAAGTACAGGGGACCCACCTTGTTGCTGGAAGTTAAACTCCTTATTGGTTCAGAGTCTTCCCTACTCTCAGAGTAGTGGAGCAGAACCATGGGGATTCGGCGAAGAATATCCGAATCGGGTTCCAAACTTCTTTCAAGATCCACGAGGGACGGATCTTGAGGAAGCTCAAAAGGGAAAGTCTTTCCCTTAGGGCTCTCTCAGGGTCCCTTCCAGCGTGCATGATAGAGGGTGTTCCAGAAATGGACCTCTGTGTCATGCTCCTTTGTAGTAATTACTCTACAAAGGCGTGAGCGGCTGCACTTCTGCCGTGTGGGTGCCCCACCTCTTCGTAAAGAAGTGGGTGGCAAACCTGTCGCCGGAGATGCCACATCTCCGCGATCTCGGAAAGGGACTCGCTGATCAACAAGTCGGGAGCCGACGGCTCCCCTCCGACCTACCCAGTAGCACGTTCACACGTGTTTTGGTATTCTCACTAAAAGAATACCGGCAGGGTGACTGGCGAAAGCCAGTCCAGGGTCCTGGGTGAACCCACTCAGGAAGGCGGTGC